CAACCCCAATGGGACGCTGTTGTATCGCTCTGCTACAACATTGGGCCCGGAGCTTTCGCTCGTTCTACCCTTCTTCGTAAGTTGAACCAATCTGATTTCACGGGGGCTTATGCTGAGTTCCCCAAGTGGAAAAAGGCAGGGGGTAAGGTAGTTCAAGGGTTGGTGAACCGACGTAAGGAGGAAGCCGGTATGTTCCTTACCGGAACTACCTACACAAAGGATGAGAGGTTTGATGCCGAAGAATCGAAGCCGCACAAGTCTTCCGAGCCCACATCCAACGTGGTCCCCGATGCCGTACCCGACCCACAAACCGACCGTAAAACCGGAGCAGCTATCACCACCTCCGGTGTCGGACTCGCACAAGCGACACAGCTCGAAGTCGTAAAGGAGGGATTGAGCCCTATCGCTCATCTATCCGAATGGCTTACACTTTTGTTCGTTATTGTTAGCCTTGTTGGTATTTGGTTTATGGTCAAGAAGGCTGATTAGTAGAAGGCTGTAATTTCACAAGGAGGTGGTCCTGATCTGTTGGTCGCCCATCTTGAGCAAATGTTCGGTCAACTAAAGCACCTTAAAGCTCGACCCCACTAACCCTTAATAACGAAGGAGTTTGTAGTCATCATGGCAAAGAAGAAGGTAGATTCCGTTCTTGATTTGAGCGGCGCATGGTACAACCCAGAAAAATCTGGGTGGGGTTGTTGCATTATCAATCACTCGGAAGAGACGCAAAGCATCCAGATTTATACCTACGATAACAAGGGTAATCAGATTTGGCTTGTGGGTGTGAGCCCCCGTGGAACGGGTAATTTTACTCTCCTTCGGCCTACGGCCTCGGGTCCGTTTGATAACATTTCGGGTTACGATACGGGTGAGAGTGCTGGTCGAATTGACATCGACCTTGTTGAGCCGGGTAAGATTTCGTACACCGCTCTTATTGCGAATCATGTTATTAACCCCGGCCCTCAGTTTAGCCCACCACCCCCGGCGTGGCATACGTTTACGGGGCAGCTCCAGAAGATTTAAAGGTAACACAATTTGCCGAGGCCGGGGGCTAACAACCTCCGGCCTTTGGCCGTCTCGGGATAAGGAGATCAAGTGTGGCGAAGAAGTTTACCGCAGAGGAGGTAATCAATCTTTACAAGGAAGGTTGGAGCCACGTTGAAGTGGCAGCCTACCTCGAAATGACCAAGCGGCAATTTGAGAAGAAGTATCAGACTGACCCGTATTTCCGCCAGCTTGTAGAGATGGGCGGTGATTTGGCTGAAGCGTGGAATGTCCGCGAAGGCCGTGTCAACTTGAACAACAAGGACTACAACACAACGTTGTACAAAGCACGGATGGGTCATTTCTTCGGATGGGCCGACAAGATTGACCAGAATACAAAGCAGCTTTCTGTCAGCGCCACAATGACCAAGGAAGATGTGTTAAAGAAGATTCACGAGTATATGCCTGAGTTAATTGGCGCTTTGCCGCAGTCCTCGGACAATCGGCTTACGATTGAAGGGGAGGTGAGCAACAATGGCGACGAGTAAACTGGGGCTTGATAACTCTTTTGTTTTCAGTGCAGATGATGAGATTGATCTTAACCGCACTTTCTCTACCGATGATAGTGACGACGAAGTTACTCGGCTGGTGGAGTTGCTGGAAACATTGGAAGCGAAGAAAGAAGCCGAAAAGCTGAGTGGTTGGGTGAGGTGGTTTACTCCCGGTACTCCGTACGGGATTGAGAATCTGCCGAAGCATTACGCTTTCTTCTCGGCCAGTAAGCTCTACCAAGAGACATACTTCTCAGCCGCGAACCGGGTGGGCAAAAGCTACGCAGGTGCTTACCAGACCGCGTGTCACGCCTTGGGTGAGTATGCCCCTTGGTGGCCCGGTAGAAAGTTCGACAAGCCTGTGGACATGTGGGTTGTTGGTGACAACAAAGAAACCTGTCGAGACATCATCCAGAAAATCCTTATCGGAGATGTCGGTAAGATCGGCACAGGTATGATTCCCGCCGATCGGATTGAGAAGGTGGTTTATCGCCCCAACTCCGGTGGCGCCGTTGACTACGTTCTTGTCAAATCAGCCTTTGGCGGTCTTTCCCGAATCGGCTTTAAGTCATCCGAACAGGGTATCGTGTCGTTCTACGGTACGGAAAAGGATGTTATCTGGATGGACGAGCTTCCTCCAGCAGACATTTACTCGGAGTGCTACCTCCGAACGATGACCACCAACGGCATCATGTACGTCACCGCCACCCCTCTGGCTGGTCTTACTCCTCTTGTCCTGTCTTTCTACAACAATGCTGAGTTCCTACCCAAAGGGTCGGAGATTCCGGGCATTGTGAAGCTCTCTCGTGAAGATGCCGAGGAGCGGGACAAGGAACGACTGCGAAAAGGTGAGATCGACTCCATCGAAAAGTCGTCGGAAACATCCAAAGCGGTGATTATTGCTGGGTGGGATGACGCTCCGTGGCTGACCGAAGACGCCAAGAAGCGTATGTTGGACGCCACCCCCTCTCATTTGAAGGAATCTCGCTCAAAGGGCCTTCCTTCGATGGGTTCGGGTACGATTTTCACTATCCCGCTTGAAGAAATTCTTGTCAAAGACTTCGATATTCCAAAACACTGGAAGAAAATCGCTGGTATGGACGTGGGTTGGAACAACACCGCGTGCATTTGGCTGGCTGAAAACCCCGATACCAAGGAAGTGTTCGCTTATTCCGAGTACAAAAGGGGCCAAGCGGAGCCAATTGTCCACGCTCAAGCTGTAAAAGGCCGTGGTGACTGGATTCCAGTGGCAATCGACCCAGCTTCCCGAGGAAGATCGCAGGTAGATGGCAAACAACTCTTCAATCTCTACCGAGATTTGGGAGTTAAACTGTTTCCAGCAGACAATGCTGTGGAATCTGGCATTTACGCCTTGCAAGAGATGTTGGCTACAGGTCGATTGAAGTTCTTCCGCAGCCTTTCCGAGCTTTCCAAAGAGTATGTGGTCTACCGAAGGGACCAGAAGGGCCGTGTCATCAAAGAGAACGACCACTTAATCGACGCACTACGTTATTGCAGTGCAGCATTGAAGCATGCCAAACAACCCCCAATCCCACGAAACCCATCTTCTTTTACCGGAGCCTCGGGTAAGACATACGATGTGTAATTGCAAAGGAGTGCAAGTAAACAACCATGATTGAGCAACAGCCTGTAGATGCAGTCATCGTTGCCGAGATCGAACTTAGCCCCGAAGAGATGATGCGGATTCAAGAGGAAGCGGAAGCCATCGATAACCAACGCCGTCAACTCCTTGACGGCTTGGCTCATTCCATCGAAGATAAATGGAAACGAGCTTCATCTGACCGCAACATGAAAGAGGAAGAGTGGCGACGAGCCATGCGCCTCCTTCTCGGGAACAAGAGTTCGAGTCGAGGCAGTGCCCTCAACACACAAACTACCACTGAATCCAGCCGAGCACGACCGGATCACAACCTAGTGTCAGAAAAGTGCAAGATTGCTGAGGCTCAAATCTGGAGCCAGCAGTTCTCCGGTGGTGATAAGAACTGGGACATCAAACCTAGTCCCCGACCTGACGTAGACCCAGCACTCGCGGCTCAAGCATCCAGAGCCCTTGAACAAGAAATCTACGATCAGCTCTCAGCTACCAAGTACGGACCCAAGGCTCGCCAAGCGATCTCGGACATGGTTCGTCTTGGCACGGGTATCCTCAAAGGTCCAGTCCCCAGCCTCAAGCCCAAGCGTGTGTATCAGTCCACGCAAGCGCCTGACGGTACTCTCGTAGCGATTCCCACCTACGAGACGATCCCCGCCCCCGAAGTCTACCGTGTTGATCCGTGGATGTTCTACCCGGATACCACGGTCAATGACATTTGTGATGCGGAGTGGGCTCTCGAAATCCACCCGATGTCCAAGACCCAGTTTGGTAAGCTGGCTACGTCCGAAGGCTTCTTCGATGACGTTATCCGCGAGCTTCTCCTTAATGGACCGGATGAGTACAACGGGGAGTTCTTCTCGGATGTTCGTGCTCAGACTGATTCGGGGGACAACTATCTCAAGCACAAGTACGTCGTCATCGAGTACAACGGACCCGTGTCCGTGGAGCAAGCCAACGCACTTGGCCTACAACCCACCTACGACAGCCTTGGCAACTCTTACATGGGCGAGGTGTGGGTGTGTAACGGTCGGGTTATCCGAGCCTCTCTGGAGGCCATTGAGGGGGCTTACGAGCTGCCTTACATGGCGTGTGTGTGGGAGAAAGACCCGAACAGTCCGTTCGGATTCGGTCTCCCCATCGAGATGGAAGATAGCCAGCGTATCCACACATCTACTCTGCACATGATTCTTGACAATGCAAGTATCTCGTCGGGTCCGATGGTCGTATTCAATAAGGAATACGTGGAGCCGGTAGATGGTAAGTGGGAGCTAGCCCCCCACAAGCTGTGGAATGTCACTGACTCCACCCTTGTGAATGTGGATAAAGCGTGGCAGCAGTTCCTTCCCGCTAACGTCACCCCTTCCCTGATGCCTCTTCTCCAGCTTGCTCAGCAATGGGCACAGGAAGAGTCAGGTATCAACCTGATTGCAGGCGGGATGGGTGGTGCTCAAGTGGGTGGTGACTCGGCCACGGGTATGGCGATTCTCCAGCAGGCAGCTACGATTGTCACTGACATGAAGGCTGAAAGCTGGGATGACTACATCACCCAGAAGCTGATTGATCGGTTGTACCATTG